AAAGATGTTGTCTTTCAAAGACATGGTCGTCGTCGAATATAAACCAGGTGAAGACGAACTTACTAATTATCGCGCTGTCCGGCGCAAAAAAGCGTATTCCGAAGAAACACAAACTGATGAAGCATTAAACACGCAGCAAAGACTTGCGCGTGGACGCATGATGCGCAGATTAAAATCGAAAATTAAGTTGGGTAGAGCTCGCGCCAAAAGAAAAATGGCAGACAAAGGTAAACTTGAGAAAAGAGCGATGCGTCAAGCGAGAGCAATGATTGCTAAAAAATTAACAAAAGATATTCCTAAGAGTGAACTTTCATTTGCTCGTAGAGCAGAGATCGAAAAAAGATTAGATCGTCCCGCACTGAAAGCGAGAATACAAAAAATTGCTAAGAGAATATATAAAGACGTTCGTAAAAAAGAAATTGAGCGGAAAAAAAGTTAATGATAAATTCCTTTAGTAAATTTTTGGTTGAAGAGGAAAAGACAGTCTACTTCACATTTGGTAGAATGAATCCTCCTACAATCGGTCATGAAAAATTGATGAATGCCCTTTCTTCCAAGTCGGGGAAGAATGTATATCGCGTATATCTATCACAATCAAGTGATGTGAAAAAGAATCCATTAGAATTTGCTTCTAAAGTAAAATTCGCAAGAAAAATGTTTCCACGTCATGCTCGTCAGATCATGGCAGATAAAAAGATAAAAAACGTTTTCGACGTTGCAACAAAATTATACGATGAAGGTTTTAAACGTATAGTCATGGTCGTAGGATCAGATAGACTTAACGAATTTGATGTATTGTTAAAAAAGTATAATGGAACGAAAGGTAAACATGGGTTTTATAACTTTGAGAGAATCAATGTAGTATCAGCAGGTGATCGCGACCCAGACGCAGAAGGTGCAGAAGGTATGTCGGCAAGTAAGATGCGGTCTGCGGCAAGTGATAATGACTTCACTTCATTTTCTCAGGGACTTCCTAAAAATGTAAAAAATCCAGATGCCAAAACTTTATTCAATGCAGTTCGAAAAGGTATGGGTCTTAAGGAAACAAAAGAATTTAAAAATAAAATACAATTAAATCCTGTATCTGAGAAGAGAGAAGCATATATCAAAGGTGATCTATTCAATATTGGTGATAAAGTAGTGTACAATGAACAAGGCGAGATTGGAAAAATTACTCATCTTGGTTCGAACTATGTTATTGTGGAAGCAAACAATATCCAGATGAGAAAATGGATTGAAGAGTTAGAACTAATCGAAAAAGAAGATCCAGATATTGGTGATCGTAAAGGAACTCAACCTGCTCAATACCATAAAGGATTAAAAGTAACTACAAAGAAAGCGAGAGACTCTCACTTTAAAAAACACGGTAAAAAAAGTGATGATGACGCATCAGCATATAAACCTGCTCCTGGTGATGCGAAATCAAAAACTAAACCATCGAAACATACCAAACGATTTAAGCAGATGTTTGGTGATGATGTAGAATTGGCGAAAAAAAGAATAGACCGCGAAAAAGAAGCAGATAAAATTCGCCACGATCGTATGATGGATCGCGCTCGTATGAGAGACGTTAGAAAAAAGAATAGGGAAACAAAGTAAATGATCAAATTCAAACATTATCTCCCAGAGGATTCTGATAAAGGTCTTGCTGCTAAAGCGAAGAAGTCTGGTATGCCTCTCGGTATTTTAAGGCAGGTATATAACCGTGGTCTCGCAGCATATAAGACAGGTCATCGTCCGGGAGCAAGTCAGCATCAATGGGCAATGGCACGGGTTAATTCATTTGTAACTAAATCCTCAGGCACTTGGGGAAAAGCAGATAAAGATCTGGCTGCAAAGGTAAGAGGATAAAATGGGAACATTCGATGAAATCCGAGAAGAAGTTAGCGAAAGCTACGAGTCAAATAGAGTCAAGAAAAATGAAATGCCTAGTTTGACAAACGGTAGAGGTAGGAAACACAACGGTCATGAAGGTATGTCAAGTTATCATGCATCAATGGCTGATAAGTATAAAGGCAGTGAGGCAGGAAAACATCATCAACGTGCTTCAGATCACCATATGAGAGCTTTAAGCGCAACGCGGAAGGGTAATATAAATGGTGGATTAACTCACGCAAGAAATGCTCTAGACGCCGCTAAAGCAGCACATGATAGCCATAATAGTCCTCATAGTGAAGCAGGTAAATCTGATTCAATGAAACTTTATCATGATCATAAAGGCGCAGCGAATAGTGTAAAACAAGCAAAAAGACGTGATGATGAATATAATCAAAGAAGCAAGCCAACTAGAAGTGATAAACCTATTCAACGCGCTATTGGCAAAACAAAAAGTAAGATTAAAAAAGTTCTTCGAATGGGAGAAGATGTAGAGCAAGTCGCGACAGAAGAGGGTAAAATGAAATCATTTCACGATTTATTAGGCGAATTAGAAGAAGCAAAAAATGCTGCTCAGCAAGCAGCGATTGCAATCGCTAAAAAGGAAAAGGGTGAAAAACCTAAAGACGAATCTATGGATCGCGATGCTTTAAACAAGGCAATGGCGGCATTTAAAAAGAAGGGCGGTAAAGTCACAAAGGTTCCTGCGGCGAAAGCGCAAGGATATCATGGCAAAGACGATCCGGGATCACAAGTACACGGTGTTCTTGATAGACCTGATACTAAAAAATTCAAAGCAAAAAAAGGTGGTAAGATCAGGTCTATGGGTTCTTTGAGAAACCAAACAGAGGGTATCGTGAAACAAACTCATATGTTTGATAACGAGAAAGATGCTCGCGCTAAAGCAAAAGAGATTGGTGGTAAGTATGTGAAAGGTACAGGTAAGAGTGCTGGTAAACATGCTGCTGTAGGTCAAAAACTCAGTCTCAAATTCCCTAAAAAGAATCCGCTGGGTAAACCGCTTGATCTTAAAAAGATGAACCCAAATAGAGCTTCTTTGAAGAGGGTAAAACGTTCTGGAATTGACGAAAAAAAGTTAATGAAAGGTATCGAAAAAGATAAACCACCATTTGATAATGCTAAACCTGCGAATAAAGACCCGAAGGATAGATTTGGTAATCCTATTAAGAATCGTGCAAGGCATCTTGCTCGTAAAGCTGCAAAAGGAATGGTTGGCGAAAAAAAGTTAATGAAAGGTATCGAAGTCGATGACGATACTTTGAGAATGTTTAAAGCAAATCCAAAGTTAGTTCCTAACAGTGCGGTGTTCAGAAGGTTAGATCCTAAGACTCAAAATGCTGTTAAAAAACATCTAGGAATGTAAAAATGAAATCATTCAAGTCATTTTATGAAGAGTTCACCTTTAAAGTTGACGTAGAAGGTTTGCCTGATATGTTTATGAAGGGCAACTCTCCTGGAGCAGTAAAAGCGCATCTTCGTAAATTAGTCAAGCAACCATCGATGATTAAGTCTGTGGATCGTATGACTAAACATGACGTGAAGAAAACTTATCGCGCAAAATCACAGGGCAAAGATATCGATGAAGGATCGTGCGGTGAAGTTGATTATGGTTCGGACAAATCTGTGAAGATAATGAAGAAGATGACTCCTGGTGAAAACGTTAATGAGTTATCATTTGATAAGATGAATAAGTATCATCGTGATGCACAAAGAAGTAAAGACAGAGCAACTAACTCTGCTGTCGCAACTATTCTTCGAAAGGGTGATCATTCGAAGGATTTACAAACAAGAAATAAGCGAATGAAGGGTATGGCACTTGCTAAGTCAAGAACACTGAAAAAGATTCGTGGAGACAAGTAATGGATAAGTTCAAATTATTTAACGACCAATACATCGATGATATGTGCGAGTGCGATGATCTCTATGAAGATCTTGAAATTACCGAATCTGAATATAAGGGTAGAAAAGTTCAATTGAATAATCCTACCAGATCAAATGATGGTAAAAAGAAATTTTATGTTTATGTAAAAAATGATAAAGGGAACGTGATTAAACTTGGTTTCGGTGATCCTAATATGGAAATTAAACGTGATGATCCGGGACGTCGTAAGAACTTTAGGGCAAGACATAACTGTGATAATCCTGGTCCAAAATGGAAAGCAAGATACTGGTCTTGTTACCAGTGGAGAGCAGGTGCGAAAGTTGATAACTGATGGCGACGAAAGTAAATGAAAACACGGAAGTAGCATTGCCTCTTCGTAATATGATAAGTTTGATTGCTGCAGCATCGATTGCAACATGGGCTTATTTTGGTATTGTAGAAAGATTAAACAATCTTGAAACATCACAAACTATGATGAAGTCAGACCTTGAACATAATACAGAGTTTCGTATTAAGTGGCCACGTGGTGAGATGGGTAGTTTGCCTGCTGACTCAGAACAATTTATGATGATCGAGCATTTGGCAGCAGAACTTGAGAAATTAACAGAAGAAATTGAAGGCGGTTCAGCACCATTTGATCAACAACAAAAATTGCAAATTGATTTTATGATGAAAAGAGTTGAACATTTGGAAGAGACACACGAAAAGATTCGTAACGATATTATGGATTTAATTCATTCGAATAGTAACATACCTGCACCATCAGCAAACTCACATCAAGGACACTAAAATGGAAGCAATGGCAATTATTCTTATGTTAATGAAACCAGATCATTCTATGATGGAACTTGGCAAGTATAAATCTATGGAACAATGTGAACAGGCCATGCAAATTGCAAAGACGCAGTTTAAGAAAGGACATTTATCTTGCCTGAAAGAAGGCGAGAAGATGAAGCACTAATGGCGACAGGAACTTTCTTTGTATTACTTATGTTTTTTGGAGATCCTTCTGGACTAAAAGAATACACGATTCGTGATAGTCTAAGCGAATGCTTATCAGCTAAGCGAACTATTCAACGTAGTTTAAGAGGCGGAATGTCAAGAGACTATAAAGGATCAGTTCGAGTATCTTGTAAAGAATTAGAAGTAGAGCATGACACAGACTATAACATTATAAGATTTATAGACGTAGATAAGGTACTAGATTGATGGCTGACACCACAGATCAAAGATTAGATAGAATCGAAGAAAAACTAGATCAGCTGACTGATGCGATGATTTCGCTTGCTCGTGCTGAGGAGAAACTTGCACAAATGGCAAAGAACCAAGATAATAACCATCAGAGAGTCAATAGACTTTCTGAAAAATTAGATGAAATTGAAAAGAAAGTTGATGAAAATCACCGTACAGTATGTCTTATAAATAAGTTGGTATATGCTGCTCTGATCGCAGCGGTTGGAGCGTATGTGGCTCAAATAATATAGGAGAAAAAAATGTTCAATAAGAACCCATTTAGTGAGTTTCGGGCCACTCAGCAACAGGTCCAAGAAGATGTAGACAAATCAAAATACCCATTGAAAAATCCGATGAAAACTTATAAAGTAAAACATCCAAAATACAATGGTAAAATAGATGCGGAATCGCATGAAGATGCTGTTAAAAAACTTCGCGCGAAAGGTCTCAAAGGGATTATTAGCGTGACACAAGAAGATACTCAAACAGAATCTTTGGATCCAGTAAACAAAAATGCTGTTAAGAAAAAATTTGATGATCGTAAAGACAAAGACATCGATAATGATGGCGACGTAGATTCATCTGATAAGTTTTTACATAAGAAAAGAAAAGCGATCTCAAAGAATATCAAAAAAGACGCCAAAAACGGTGGAAAAGAAGGTGATGTTGAAATGAATCCAAAAATGGAAAAAGAAGCGAATCAGAAGGAATCGCGTATTCGTAATGCTTTAAAGTCTGTTTTAGAACGTAAAGAGAATCATTCTCCAAATCAAGATAAAGCAGAAAAAATTAAAGACGCTCGTAAAGGTAAAGGTGCTGAAGATATGATGGCAGCTGCTGATGCAGAAATTGCTAAAGGTCCAGACGCGCATTTAAATGAACCTGAAATCGATAAAAAGAACTTTGAGAAAATGACTTCTAACGTCAAAGTTGCAGGAAAACGCAAAGGTGATAATCCTAAAGGTGATACGAAGGTCGTTCCTGCGGGTACTCAATTCAAAGATCCTGCAGCAATGAAAGCAGAGTCATACGATAAAATGACTGGATTGAAAGCAGCATATGCTTCTATGTACGATCAAAAAAAAAGTCTAAATGAAGAAAAGTATGGATCTGAGCATATTAAAAAAGCGACTGATGGTAAGTTCGATACTCTGGCTAAATTTCACACGCATATGATGAAACATCACGAAATTCATGCTGCTCAACATGCTAAAGAAGGAGGAGATCATAGTCTTGCTAGTAGTATGCATAAATCCGCTGCCGCTGAGCATAAAAAAGCATTAACATTGACAAAGTCACACGGTGATGGTGCTAAATATCAAAAACAAAGTGTATCTGCTCACGAAAAAACAATTTCAGCAATGGAAGAAACTGATGATGCGGGTGATTTTAAAAAAGTAAAAAACCCGAAGAATCTATCAAAATTAGAAACTCATGATGATTTTAAACAAGGATAAGTAATATGGCGATTAAACCCCCAGCATGGTGCAGCGGTGCAGTTCCAACTCCACAAGGTTGGCGAGATGCACGAACAAATGAATTATTAAAAGCGATGAAAATTTCCCAAGGTGATATCGACGCATTTTATGGAAAAACTCCTGTCGTGGAACCGGAGATTGTGGAAACCGCGCCACCACCTGTAGTAGAAGATGAGGTTCATATGGAACAACTGAATGAAGCACCTGTCAATGATAAATCAATCTATGAAATGACAAAATTTGAACTCGAAGCATTGGGTCGGCAGCATGGCGTAGAACTTGACAGACGTAAAACTAAAAATGATTTGATCGAAGAGATGGAAGAAATTATTGAGCTCAACGAGCAGTATTCATAAACGAATATATACTTCGTTATGAAAGAAAAAATGTCTGAAGATGAAATGTTTTTATATGCTGCGAAGCATTATTATAATCCGACTTTTTCGGATATTGAAGAATTTTTAGAAGACTTCAAGAGGTTTAAATATATAAAGCGATTGGTGAATAGATATCAACAAACTAAGATATTTCCTCACCGATTGCTATTGAACCATATAATAATTGTGTTCAACGTTTTTGGTATCGATGCGGCATTAAAAATATTGGATCACAGGTTAGATGAAAAACACTGGCCAGTAATTAAACCAATTTTATTGTACATGAGTTACATAAAGGATGATCAATATGTGAATATCAGTACGGATAA